GACGATCCGGTCGAAATGTGGACTGTCGGAGGTCAGAAGGACGAGCACGACCAGCATCTCTCGATCTGGAACCGGCGCAAGCTCGTCGAGGCGCTTGGCATTGCCGGCCTCGAGGTCGTGGGCGACTGGAAGTCGAAGCAGCACGACTGTTCGCATGCGAAGTGCAGTCTGAACTTCCGCGCGATCAAGCGCGGGTTCCGGATCATGGTTCCGGAGCCGATGAAGGACTGCACGATTGTCATGTCGGTTCCTCGCCTCGGGTTCCTCGACAACATGGCGTGCGTGCACGAGGCGGCGTTCCGGCTCGAACTCGGATATCACCGGGCGAACGGAGCATTCTGGGGTCAGTGCCTCGAGCGTGGGATAATGGACGCGGTCGAGTCCGGTCGCTACCAGTACATCCTGACGGTCGACTACGATTCGGTGTTCACGGCCAACGATGTGCTGATCCTGCGCGACATCATGGACAGGCACCAGCTCGATGTGCTAGCTCCGCTGCAGATCGGCAGGAACCGAGACTCGATCCTTGCGCTGCTCGACGACGGAGAGGGCAAGGCGCTGCAGCAGCTCGATCCTGCGCGACTCGATGAGGACTGGTGGCCGATCATCTCCGGTCACTTCGGCCTGACTATGATTCGCGTCGAGTCCCTGAAGAAGCTTCCGCATCCGTGGTTCCTTGGGGTGCCGAACGACAAGGGCGAGTGGGGAGAGGGTCGAATCGACGACGACATCTTCTTCTGGCGACTTGCGAGGCAGCACGGACTCAAGTGCGCGATGACTCCTCAGGTCCGGATCGGCCACATGCAGCTCGTCTGCACTTGGCCGTCGCGCGACCTGTCTCCGGCGTACCAGTACATCAACGACTACTCCAAGGAAGGCAGGCCAGCATGGTGAGCGATACGGCGGCGGTCCTGATCATCCGCAAGTGGAAGCACTATCGGGTCGGACAGACAGTCGTGCTGCAGCAGGACACCGCGCGTAGGTTCGCCGCGCTGGGCATCCTTCGCATCATCAGTCCCTTTCCGTCCGAGAGCGTCGAGCAAAGTGGGCGAGTCGATGAGCCGATGAAGGTCCGGAGGCCGAAGCATGGCGCTTGACGAGTTCGCGATCATCACGCTGGCCGATCTGAAGGCGACCTTGGGCATCAGCGTATCGACCTACGATGCGCAGCTCGAGCAGGCGATCAACGCGGCGACCTATCAGATCGAGTCGTATCTCGACCGGAAGGTCGTGCAGCGCCGGTTCTACGAATGGACGACCGCTCGAGGTCAGGCGAATGTCATCCTGAAGAACCCTCCGGTCGGGCATGTCCACTATCTCGCGAGCGGCGCGAAGGCGGCGATGACGATCTCGAGCACGGTGTCGACCGATATCGCATGCACCGTCACACTGACCGAAGGGCGAATGACGCTTGTCCGGGTCGCGAGCTCCGGAACCGAGACGATCGAGCAGATCAACTTCTCGAACCATCCGACCAGCACGGCGATCGTTGCGCATGTGAACGGGCTGACCGGCTGGAAGGCATCGCTCGTTACGAACTGCCTTGCGAAGCATCTGCATCGATTCGCCGGTCGCGATGTCGTGAACGCGAATCTGACAATGACCTTCGCGGACAACGCGCAGTTCGATACGCGGGTCGACAACAACACCGGGATCGTCTACCTGTCCCCAAGCGCGTATCCGGACGAGGAGTCGGACTGGCCGCGCAAGCCGCTGACCATCTTCGCCGACTACGACGGAGGATACGAGGCCGTTCCGGAGGACTTGAAGGCGGCGTGCCGCCTTCTTGCCGGCGCGATCTACTATGCGCGGCAGAGGGATTCCGGACTCACCGCAGAGTCTCTGGGCGACTACAGCTACACGATCGATACTCGCGCCGTTTCCGAAACCGAGGCGATGCGGCTGCTGCATCCGTTCCGGAGGCTCAGATGAGCGTCGCCGCGATGATCGCCCGGTTTGCCAAGGAGGTCGGAATCCGCCGGCCTGCGTACACGAAGAACGCGATCGGTGCCGCCTCGAAGACATACACGAGCACGACCGGGACCGCGTTCATTCAGGAGCGGTCTGCGTTCGAGAGCGTTGCGCAGGGTCGCGAGCAGATGAGGAGCTCCGCGGTGCTCTACTTTGCCGGCAGCGTCGATGTCCGGACCGACGACATAATCGTCTCGCCGGCCAGCGGAAGCGACTGCGCGCAGTATCGGGTGACGGGCGTGCGAGTTCCGGATCAGGCGACTTGGCATCCGCACTGCCATACAATCGTCGACTGCGAGCGTCTTCGCCCGAACGAGGTGGTCTGATGAAAAACGAACTGATCGAGGAGCTGCGCGAGCACTGCGACAACCTGAAGATGCTCACGGGATTCGATGACGCGATCGTCGGTTTGTCGAAGGTCCACGGGAGCGATCCGGTCCTGATCTACGATCCCGAGAAGATCATCGACATCCTCATGGAGCGAGAGGGTTGGGATGTCGAGACTGCGATCGACTTCTACGAGCACAACATCGAGTGCGCCTACTTCGGACCGGGAACGCCGGCGATGCTCGTGAGGCTGGAATCGAGGCCGCATGAGTGACATCTGGAAGCCAAATCCAAGGTTCCGCCCGGAGCTCGACGCGGCCATCAACGAAGGCGTGAACGCGTACTACATCACCTTGAGCAAGGCGCTGCGCGAGCAGCTCAGCAAGCGCGGGACCGGACGGACCTACAGGCGCGGTCGCGGGAGGGTTCGCCAGCGCAGCGCGCCGGGTCAGCCTCCGAGTCCGGACACCGGCGAACTGCGCCGGAGCTGGCTCGTCGGCAAGGCAGCGAAGAGCATCACGATGAATCCTGACCTTGTCAGTCTGCGGTTCGGAAGCCGACTGCATTACGCGAGGATCGACGGTGGATACGGACGAGTCAAGCCTCGACCGTACATCCGTCCGACCCTCGACTCGATCGCGGAACTGTTCCCGGTGACGATTGCCCGTGCGATCAAGAAGACGATCAGGAGTAAGTGATGAGCGTCCCGTTCCTTACCGCCCTTTCGACGAGACTGCTGTCTGCCGGATCGACCGGCGCGGGAGGATGGGCAAATGTCTTTGGTTCTAGGGTGTTCCTCGACCGTGCGCCGGCCGACACGCTCCTCCCGCTCTGCGTCTATTCGCTAAGCGTGGAGAGAAGCGAGAGGACCAAGGCAGGGTACGAACTGATCGTGTCGGTCGTGTTCTCGATGTACGATTCTGCCGATAGCACTACTGACCTCGAGACTGCTCAGTCGAGGCTGCGGACGCTGCTCGATGGATACAGCACGACCGCCACGAATCACGACCGTATGATCGTGAAGCTGCGCAGGCAGGGCATCCTCGTGCAGGATGACGGCGCGTGGGCCGTCGAGGACGAGTATGAGCTGCGTGGAACCCTGACCGCATAGGAGCAAAAATGGCAGCGATCTTCCTCGTGGGCAATGACGGCAACGCCTACCTTCCGTCGAACTACGACATCAATGTGAAGGTGTGGGCGGCGAACATCAGCTACGCGTCCAGCGACACGACCGGATTCAGCCACTCGGCAAAGACTCGCCGGCTCGGAGTCCTCGACATCACCGGAAGTCTCGCGGGAACCCCGACCGTCGGCAACAGCGGGACTCCGTTTGGCTCGATCGCCTCGAACAGCATCACGAACAAGCAGCTCGGTGGCCTGATCGCCCTCGGAAGCTACAACCTGACCGCGACCGCATCGGACGGCGGATACACCTCCGGATTCACTTCGTCTGCGATCCTGCAGTTCAACGCGGTGTTCTCGAGCATCGCCCTCAACACGGACAAGAACGGCGATGCGACGATCACGCTGAACTACGAGCTCAATGACTCGAACGGCCCGTCCGTCGTGTGGGCGACGACGCTCGCATGAGCCGATTCGACTCCATGACTGCGGCGACGCTCGTCGCGCCTACCGATGACGACTGGATCGTGTCGATGCATCTCGAGTCCGGTCAGGTGTTCCATCGTCGCGTATCTCCCGGAACCCTCGCGGAAGCCGATGCGGTCCATCGCGCAGCGACTACCATCCCGAGGGCGCGCATCGTCGAGGTCAGGACCAAGCGGGTCCGCGAGGCAAAGGCGATCGTGGTTCCCGGAGGCCAGTGATGACGAATGTCGGCGATATCGTGGTCAGTCTGAGCGACGGAGACATCCGTCTGCCCCGTCTCTCCGTGCGTCAGTTCGTGAGCATGCAGAACACCCTTGCGAGCCGGCGCGCGCGGACGATCCTCGAGGACGCGAAGTCGCTCGGGATGACGCACGCGGCCGCAATCGAGAAGGCCCACGAGGCTCGTGAGGGCGCTTCGCTGACCAGCAGCCTTATCCGGTGGTGCTTCAGCCTCGAGGGCGCTCTCGAGATCGTGCGCGAGTCGTGCGCGGACGGAACAAAGCTCGAGCGCATTGAGTGCGAGCTCTCGCCGGATCAGATCACCGAGATCGCGCTGCAGCTGGTCGGCTTCGAGTGGGACACAAAGCAGGGAAAATGGGTGAGCCGCTCGAGAGGACCGAGCGGCCGCGGGACAGGCTGAGCGAGTCGTTCCTCCTGATGAGGGAACTGGGCATGCATGATCCGCTTTCGCTGCCCGTAAACGAGTTCGACGGCCTTCTCCTGATGGTCGGGCGCGGCGAGATTCGCCGCATTGCTCCGGGTGAGAACTGTCGCTCGTTCGTCGAGCAGTTCATGAACGGAGGCTCGTGATGTCCGAACAGGTAGGCGAGGTGTTCATCGAGGTCGCGGCGCGGATCGACAAGCTCGAGTCCGGACTCGCGGCCGCGAAGGAAGCTGCTATCAAGGCGGCAGGGGAGACGGCGGCATCGTTCAGCGAGACGATGGAGCAGCAGATCACGGACGGCGCGCAGTCGGCCGGCGAATCCGCGGCCGGAGCTCTCAAGGATGCCATCTCGACCGAGAACCGCGACGAGATCGTGCAGATCGGAAAGGAACTTGGAGAGGATTTTTCCGCCGGGTTCGAGGGCGCTGCGTCGCAAGTCAACCTTACTCCGATGGCAGAGAAGGTCGGAGATAGCACCGGGCAGTCGTTCGGAAAAAGACTTAGCAGTCGGATAGCGTCTTCGTGGGGAGAAGCTGGACAGGACCAGTTCGCGAAGATCGGAGCGAAGCTGCTCGGCCCGATGGCCGCTGCGAAGTTCGCAGATGGATTCGCTAGCGTCCTGCGCTCGGACAAGAACATCGGCGAGGCGGTGAACGACGCGCTGCTGTCGATCCCGTTCGTCGGCAGCTTCGTGAACCTTGGAAACGCGATCTACGAATCTACCTTCGGCGCAGCCGACAAGGCGGCTGCGGACCTGATCGCGAAGCAGGAGGCGGCTCGCGGAGGAATGCTGAAGGCTGCTTCGGCCCGAGAGGCCGAGTCGCAAGCCGCCCAGCAGGCTGCCGGCGCGATGAAGATCGAGACGGCTCGGCTCGCGCTGAGCGAGGAGCTGAACGAAGCTCGTCGTTCCGGAGACGAAAGGGCGATCGCTCTCGCCGAATACAACCTTGCGATCAAGCAGCAGGAGTTCGAGCTCGGTCTGAAGATCGCTCAGGAGGTCAGCGACGAGGAGCTCAACGCGTTCCTGAAGCTGAACGCGGAGAAGCGCAAGGCGCTGGAGCTCGAGCGAGACCTCAAGCTGCAGTCGATCGACGAGGCCGCGGAGGAGCAGAAGCTCGCGGACGATCAGGAGTTCAAGGACAAGATGAAGTCGATCGAGGATCAGCGCAAGGCCGATCTCGAGTCGCAGATCGAGCGCACGCAGTCTGCAGAGGACAGCGCAGAGGCCGTCGAGGCAGAGCTCGAGTATCGCCGTTCCCTCGTGGGCGCTTCGGAGGAGGAGGCGCGCGCTGCGAAAGAGCGATATGACTCGGTGCTGCGCGCCGCAGCAAAGGAAAAGGAGCTGCGAGAGGCGACCAGCGACGAGGAGCGCGAGCAGATCGAGAGAAGGTTCGCGGCTCAGGAGGAGCTCGACAAGGTCATGAGTGACATCGAGGCGAGCTCGAGACAGGCCGCGAGCGTCGGTTCGGCGCAGACTGCCCTCGGGACATTCACATTCGATCCGTATCCGGCCGCGCGTCAGAAG